TGATTGAGGACAGTTTTGCGGATTTATTGCTGAGGCCCTCCGAGCAGATTTCAGCTTATGCAGTAGCGCAGGGAGTGTCTGCCACCCCAACGGAAATTGCGAGCATACTTGATGCGGTAATAATCTCAGATGAGGAAGCGGGTGTTGTGCTTAATGCGAACGGGTTAGTACAAATAACCTCCCCCGAGGCTCTCAATGCTGTCTGAGACTTCTCAAACAGTCCTTTGGTCCCCACAACCAGGGCCGCAGACCGCACTGCTGGAATGTCCGATTTTCGAGGTTTTCTACGGCGGTGCGCGGGGAGGTGGGAAAACTGTGTCCTCCATCGGGGACTGGCTTCAGCACTCCTCCCTCTATGGCGAGCACGCGATCGGGATTTTCTTCCGGCGGAAACTCGTCCAGCTCGCAGAAGTCGTGGCCCGGACAAAGCAGATTTTCCCGAAGCTCGGGGCGAAGTATAACGAGCAGCAGAAAACTTGGACAATGGCGAACGGCGCCCGCCTCAAGTTCGCCTATCTCGAAAGGGACTCCGATGCCGAGGAGTATCAGGGGCACAACTACACACGAGTTTATGTGGAGGAGGTTACTAACTTTCCGTCGCCAACTCCGATTGATAAACTCCGCGCAACGCTGCGTTCTGGCTCTGGCGTTCCTGTGGGGATGCGCCTTACCGGCAACCCTGGCGGGGCTGGTCATAACTGGGTCAAGAAGCGTTACATCGACCCCGCCCCGCGAGGTTACAAGCTCCTGACGGAAGAATGTGAGATTGAGCTGGATGGTGAAAAGCGAATGGTCAGTCTCGACCGCGTCTTCATCCCCTCGAAGATCGGTGATAACCAGCTCCTCATGCGGAATGACCCGACTTACATCCTCCGGCTCCGCCAGTCCGGGTCAGAGGCGCTGGTCAAGGCGTGGCTTGAAGGGAACTGGGATATTGTCGATGGAGCTTTCTTCGACGAGTGGGACGAGTTCGTTCATGTACTGCCCACGGACGAGTTTCTCGCGCTCCGCAACCCTGGAATGTCATACTTCCGTGGGTTTGACTGGGGGTCGGCGAAGCCCTTTAGCGTGGGTTGGTACGCGATTCTGGACAAGGAATACCGGCTCGGGGAACGGGTACTGCCGAAAGGCGCGCTGGTGAAGTTCCGCGAGTGGTATGGCTCGACCGGCCCGAACAAGGGCCTGAAAATGACTGCTGACCTCGTCGCGCAGGGGATTGTCGAACGCGAAAAGGGTGAGCGGATTCGCTATGGCGTGGCTGATCCCGCGATCTTTATCCGGGATGGCGGACCTTCTATCGGTGAGACTATGGCGATTCATAAGTGCATGTGGCGGCGGGCTGACAACAAGCGCAAGGCGGGGTGGGAGCAGGTTCGGCAACGACTCGTCGGTCAAAATGGCTTGCCGATGCTTTACTTCTGCGACTGTTGCGAAGATACAATCCGCACGCTTCCGACCCTCCAGCACGACGAAACAGACCCTGAGGACTTGGACACCGAGGCCGAGGACCACGCAGCCGACGAAACCCGCTACGCTGTCATGTCGCGTCCCTGGGTGCCGAAGGCTGCTCCGATTGCAGGTCCGGGCTTGCCAAAACTTCCCGGCCAGTACACTATCAACGAACTTGTCGAGCGGCAACGCCAGCGTCGTATGGAAGCCGCCGAAATCTGATCACCAGAGGATAAAATGGACATTGGAAAATCCCTTTCAGGCGCCGTCGACACAGCCAAGGCTGACCCGAAAGTTCAGTCGTGGCTGAAGGAACTGGATGCTGCGCGCAAGCGGGTCAAGGACTATCGCAAGGACGGTGCTCGCGTTGTGAAGCTCTATGAAGGCGGGAAGGCCTCCGAATCCCCCTTCAATATCCTCTACAGCAACACCGAGACCCTTGCACCTGCACTTTACAACAACACGCCTCGGCCAGTTGTACAGCGACGCTTCAAGGACGACGACCCGTTGGGCAAAGTGGCTTCGGACGTTGCTCGCCGCAGTCTTGAGTTCCTGATCGACAACGAACTCGGCGACTATACCCCCTTCGACGATCTGATGGCTCAGGCCGTGCTGGAGGCGCTCGTCCCCGGTGAAGGTGTGACTTGGTTCAAGTATGATGCTTCGATTGTCGAGCAACCTGAGCCGAACAACCCGACCGAAGGGCAGGAAGCTCAAACTGGCGAAGGGGAAGTTGAGGCGCAGCAGGGCGAGATTCATCCCGAGCCCCTGGAACAGGTCGAATACGAGACTGTTTGCGGCGAAGCCGTGCCCTGGGATCGCTTCCTGCATGGCTACGCGAAGCAGTGGAAGGATGTTCCGTGGGTTGCTCGTGAGCACTTCATGACGCGGGAAGAACTGGTTAAGAACTTCGGCGAAGAGATCGGCCATCGCATCCCTCTGAACATCAGCGGAAAAGCCCACGCACAGTCCAGTGACGATGGTGACGACGATACGGAAAAGGTGCTTGACGCCGAAGGTGTTGACCTCGGGCATGTCTTCGAAATCTGGGACAAAGAGACCAAAATGGTGCGCTTCCTTGCACCCAGCTATCCCGCTGGCTTCGTGAAGGAAGTGGAAGACCCCCTGCAACTTTCCGGGTTCTTCCCGATGCCGCGCCCGTTGGTGCTGTTCCCGAAGATTAGCTCGCTGGTGCCTGTACCCTTGTACACGATGTATGAAGAACAGGCGAAGGAACTCAACCGCATTACTGTGCGGATTAACAAGATTGTGCAGGCACTGAAGGTTCGCGGGTTTTACGACTCGACGCTTGAAGGCCTTGATAAAGTCCTGGCAGCAGACGACAATATCCTGATCCCCGCTGAAAACGTAGCCGCAATGCAGCAGGGACAAACCCTGGAAAAAGCAATCTGGCTCATGCCGCTGGAAAAGCTTGTCGCTGTGCTTCAACAGCTCTACGTCCAGCGTCAGCAAGTGAAACAGGTTATCTACGAGATCACCGGTATCAGTGACATTCTGCGCGGCGCGTCGGTGGCGTCGGAAACGGCTACTGCCCAAAACATCAAAAACCAGTGGGGGACGCTGCGGCTGAAAAAGATGCAAAAGCAAGTTGCGCGGTATGTGCGGGATTGCTTGCGCATCATGGGTGAGATTGCGATGACCAAGTTCTCGCAGCAAACCCTCTCGCAAATGACTGGCCTGCAATTCCCGACGGCTCAGCAAAAACAACAAGCTCAAGCGGTGCTGCAGCAAATGCAGGTGCAGGCGCAACAGCCTCAAATGCCTGGACAACCTCCGGCTCAACCTCCTGCACCCCCGCCGCAGCTCATGGCCGCTGCTCAACTCCCCTCATGGGAAGAGATCATGGGGTTGCTGGTTAACGACCTTCAGCGCAACTACCGCATCGACATTGAAACGAACTCGACTGTCGACGCGGAAGCCACTGAGGACAAAGCCAACATGGGTGAGTTCCTCAACGCCATTGCACAGTTTATGAATGGCGCAGCCCCTCTCGTTCAGCAAGGTGTCCTTCCGTTCGATGCTGCGAAGTCAATTCTCCTGGCCGTTACCCGTCGCTACCGCTTCGGGCCGGAGGTCGAGGACGATCTGAAAAAGATGCAGCCCCCGCAACCGCAGGGCAATGGCGCGGACGCCAAGGCTAAAGCCGATCTCGAAGCAGCACAAGCTGAGCAGAAGGTCAAAATGGAAATGCTCGCGATGGATAAGCAGCTCAAAGAAGCTGAAACCGCCGCGAAACTCGAAGAACTTAAGCGCAAAGGGGAGTTGGCAGCCGCTCAACACGCCGCGAAACTGCAGGAACTGCGGCTGAAGATGGCGACACCGAAACTCCCCGGCGTTACTCAACCGTAATCCGTGGGAGATTATCATGCCAGTTTATTCTTACAAGTGCCCTTCGTGTCAAAAGGCCTTTGACCGCTTCCTGCGGCTTGTCGATTACGATATGCCGCAGACTTGCGACTGCGGTACGCAAGCTGTTAAGCAACTTTCCGCCCCCGCTGTGCGTGGTGACTACGCCGGGTACTCTTGCCCAGTAACTGGAAAGTGGATCGAAGGTCGCCGGGCGCACGAAGAAAACCTCGCTCGCCACGGATGCCGTGTGCTGGAGCCGGGGGAAACCGAATCCGCTCGGCAGCGTCATGCTGCAAGCGAAGCCGAATTCGATCGTCAGATCGAGCAAACTGCGGAGCAGTTGGTAGCTGGCCTGCCCTCGCAGAAACTTGAAAAACTAGCCAGCGAAATGCAGTCCGGCGTAACTGCCACTGTGGAACGACAGTAAAGGAGTCGAAAAATGTTTATCCGTGGGAAGTATGTACAAGTAATGGCTCCTGCCGACGACGAACTCAGCAGCAGCGCAGGTGGTGGTTCTGCTGGTGAGGGTGGCTTAGACCTCTCCGTCGCAGGTGATTCTATCTCTGCTGATCTGTTCGGCACTTCTGGAGACGACGACAATGGAGGTAACGCTGACGACGTTAACCTGGATGACAACGGCGGTACTGACGCTGGTACTGCTGCAGCTACTCCTCCTGCTGCGGGTGCTCCGCCGGCGACGGAAGGCGAGGGTACTGCCCCTCCCACCGCAGCCGCTCTCCAGCCTCCGAAAACCTGGCGCCCTGGAGCGGCCGCAAAGTTCGCGACGCTCCCGCCGGAAGTCCAGCAGGAAGTTCTGAAACGCGAAGAGGACATTTTCAAGGGCCTTGAGTCTTACAAAGCCGATGCTTCAATC